CGAAACAGAAGCAATTGGGTTGAGTAGAGAAGATATGTCTTCTTAACAAGTATTAACAATTAAAAAAACAAATGTGAATAAAAGACCACCAAAAAACGGTGAAATCACAAAAAAAACACAAAACACATTATTGGTTGACGGAAATGCCCTGTTTAAGACAGGGTTTTTCGGAGCCAAAGATGAGTATAACTCAAGAGGTGTTCATGTTGGCGGTTTATATCAATTCTTAACGACACTTAGAAAATTATTGAACAATGACATTTATCATAGAGTTTATGTCTTTTGGGACGGTAATTTTAGTGGTAAATTAAGATATGACATATACAAACCGTACAAAAGCGCAAGAGGTAAAGATTATGAGAATGGCACCCAGCCAATTGACATATCTGAACTTGAACAAAGAAAATTAGTTTGGGATTATCTAAATGAACTATATGTTAGACAACTAAAACATGAAGTTATTGAAGGTGACGATTTTATAGCTTATTATTGCTTAACCAAAAGCGATAATGAAAAAATAACAATTTGCACTAATGATAGAGACATGTGCCAACTAATATCAGCTGATGTTAGAATTTATTTTCTAGATATAAAGGATTTTGTTGGTATTGACAATTTTTCTTTGTATTTTTGTTATCATTATGAGAATGCATGTTTGATTAAAAGCATGATTGGTGATAATAGCGATTCAATCAAAGGTATAAAAGGTTTAGGTGAAACAACGTTATTGTCATTATTCCCACAATTGAAGGAAAGAAAAGTATTGTTGAACGAAATAATTGAAGAAGCAAAGAAACAGCAAGAGAAAAGACTAACAGAAAAGAAAAAACCGCTAAAGGTTTTGGACAACATCATAAACGGTGTTACAGACGGTGTACAAGGTAATAAGATTTACGAAATAAATGAAATGCTAGTTAATCTTAGAAACCCAATGATGACTGAGGATGGTATATCTGAATTAGAGAACCTTAAAGAAGGTGTCTTAGAAAACAGAGAAATAAAAAAGATTTTTGAGTTTATGAAACGAGATGGCCTAGATAAAACGATAGGTGAGGCCAGATATGATGATTACTTAATACCATTCAAAAAGTTAATAAACAGAGATAACATAATATAATAAATAAACACAATGAATCCTAAAGAAAGAGTTAAATTCGCTTACAAAAAAAATGATGCGAAAAAGTTTGATGACGAGAGATTTGAGTTCGTCCTTTACGTTAACAACAACATTATTTGTCAAAGATTTTTTGACATTCCAGATTACAACGAAGATTCAACAAAATCAGTTGAGTTAAAAGAGTTGATTGATGAATTAACCAGTATGAATACTGATAGCATTGGTTCATTAGGTGTAATCCCTAAATTCTTAAAAGATAAATCAGTTGATTACCTATGGAACAGTTACAATCCATATATCCCACAAACAAGCGAAAGCTACAAATATCCACCAAAGAAAGGTGATATGTTCAAGTTTGAAATCAAAGTTGATAAAAAACCAATCGCAGTTAGCGAATTTCCAAATGAGTTTTTTACCCTCAACCCAAAAATTAGTGTAGACATCAGACAGATTATTCCAACAATTATGTCTGAAATCAAAGGAACTTTGAGTAAGAAAAAATACACAATTGACAAAGCAACAATGGGTTGGAAAAAAAGTGTAGAACAATTTTTGAAATATTAATTTCAATTGAAATTTTATACATATTTATAATAACAAAGTTTTTAAAAACGGTAAAAAATAATGGCAAAAATTAATAAAGATACACTATCATATTTAGGTGCAGACTACCAAATAAGGCTTGTCTCTCAAATACTTACAGATAAAAGATTTGGGGCATCTATAATTGATATTGTTAGTCCTAATTATTTTGAAGACCCTTATTTACGAGTTATAGTTGCTAAAATAAAAGAAGCTAAAGAGGTTGATGATATATTACCAGATTTTGGTAGTTTAAAGTTTAGATTGTTAGAGGATATTACTGAAGAAACACAACGGAAGTTTATCCTCAAACAATTAACCAAAGTAGAGGAAGCTGATTTAAACGATACCCTTAAAGTTCAAGATATGGGTATGCGTTTTTGTAAACAGCAAGAATTGAAAAAATCGGTTAATGATATCATACAAATAATAAACAAGGGTAACCTTGAAGATTACGAAGAATGTGAAACGATACTTAGAAAAGCATTAGAACATGGAGATTCAAAAGATGATGGATTAGGTGTTTTGGATAGTATCAGTGATGTCTTAACGGAAGATTTTAGACAACCAATCAAAACTGGTATAAAAGGTTTGGATGAATATATGGATGGTGGTTTGGCTAAAACTGAATTAGCGGTTATATTAGCACCATTTGGTGTTGGTAAAACAACTATGATAACCAAGCTAGCAAATAGTGCTATGAACGCTGGATATAAAGTGTTACAAGTGTTTTTTGAGGACAACCCAAAAGTAATTCAGAGAAAACATTTAGCATGTTGGTCTGGGTATGATTTAAATAGTCTTTCTTTACATAGAGAAGAGTTGATTAAGATGGCAGAGGATATCGATGCAATGAAAGGTAAGATAAGACTTAAAAAATTCCCATCTGATGGTACAACAATACCAGTTATTAAACAATACATAAAAAAATTAATAGCTGAAGGTTTTAAACCAGATATGATTTTATTGGACTATATTGATTGTGTTGAACCATCAAAAAGATTTGACGATATAAATGCTGGTGAGGGTCATGTGATGAGACAATTTGAAACAATGTTATCTGAGTTTGACATGGCTGGTTGGACTGCAATACAAGGTAACAGAAGTTCGATTAAAGCAGATGTTGTTGAAGCTGACCAAATGGGTGGTTCAATCAAAAAAGCACAAATTGCTCACTTTGTTGTATCAGTTGCTAAAACTCTTGACCAAAAAGAAAAAGGTACTGCTACTATGGCAATATTGAAATCTAGATTTGGTAGGTCTGGTATTGTATTTGAAGACATCAAGTTTGATAATGCAACTATCCAAATTGACATGAATGAAAGTAAAGGTGCAAAAACACAAACACAACACAAAGCTGATAAGAACACAGCCAATCAGCAAAGAGTAAATTTGTTGTTTAATCAAAAGCAACAAGAAATTTCAGAAGAAGAATAATTAATAATAACAAATAAATAAAATGACAGAACCAATATTAAAATCAAACCCAGACAGATTTGTCCTATTTCCAATAGAGCATCAGGATATCTGGGACTATTATGAAACAGAATTAGCTGCAATGTGGACAGTTAAAGAACTTGATTTATCAAAAGACATTGACCATTGGGACAATAAACTTACAGATAGCGAAAGATTCTTTATTAAAAATGTTTTGGCTTTCTTTGCGGCATCAGATGGTATCGTAAATGAAAATCTAGCTGAAAACTTTTTAAAAGAAGTTCAATACACTGAAGCTAAGTTTTTCTATGGGTTTCAGGTAATGATGGAAAATATACACAGTCACACATACTCTCTGTTAATCGATACGTACATAAAAGACATTGAGGAGCGCAAGAAATGTTTCAATGCAATAGAATATATGCCACCAGTAAAGAAAAAGGCTGAGTGGGCTTTAAAATGGATTGAATCAGAATCATTCGTTGAAAGACTTGTTGCATTTGTTGCAGTTGAGGGTATCTTCTTCAGTGGTTCGTTCTGTAGCATTTTCTATTTAAAGTCTAGAGGTTTGATGCCTGGGTTGTGTGATAGCAATGCATTCATTTCAAGAGATGAAGCGTTGCATTGTGATTTTGCAATTCATTTATTGAATAACCATATCGTTAACAAATTAAGTGAAGAAAGAATAAAAGAAATTTTATTATCAGCTTTGGAAATTGAAAAAGAATTTATTACAGAGTCTTTGCCAGTTTCACTTATTGGTATGAATGCTGATTTGATGAAGCAATATTTAGAGTTTGTTGTTGATGGGTTGTTAACACAATTGGAATGCGACAGAGTGTTTAATTCAAAAAATCCATTTGAGTTTATGAATCAAATTGCTCTTAAAACAAAACAAAACTTTTTTGAAGGGCGTTCAACAGAGTATAAATCAGCTGATTTAACTGGTCCGATATCATTCGATGAAGAAATTTAAAAATTAATAAAAA